CGGGGCATGATGCAGTGAGATGTCCATATGCAGCACAGGTAGAACAATATCGGCTATTACGGAGCGGGCATTGTGCTTCGATATGTTGAATGCCAAAATCAGGCATAACCGATTTACAGATGCTACACATACTTGTCTCGTTGGCCCTTTTTACAGCATGTCTATTGTGTTCAATTTTATTTTGCCCTAGTAGATACCATGTCGGCCGATCATATCCACTTCTTTATGCAACTACGCGATCAGATCAAATTGTATCATTGGCAGACTCGTGTTTATGCGAGACATATTGCTACCGACACCATGTTAGAAAAAATGGAGAAACACATCGATTCCTTTGTGGAAGTCTACATTGGAAAGTATGGTCGTCCTAAAATCACAGGAAAGAATGCCACGATTTCCTTGCAGAATCTGACAGAGGCGGGAGCCAAACGATTACTAACGTCGGCAACCCGCTACATTCAAGGTCCTCTTAGCAAGTCATTGAATCCTGCGCTGGATTCGGATTTGATTACGATTCGCGATGAACTATTGGGTAATCTTGGACAACTTTCGTATTTGTTTACATTGCATTAAATGGATAATATCTAAAGAGGAAACGGCACAATCCACCCCAACGTAGACCCCACTTCGTTTTTACCATATGCCATTGCATCAAACGGATACATTTTATTAATGAGCGGGACCGATGCCTTAAAGTTATTCATCTCTTTATAGGTTTGAAATCTGTAATAGACTGGTGTAGTACCGTTATTGACAAAATTTAAATAGGCGTTTGAATTGTAGGCATATACTGTTTGAAAGAGAGCAATTTGATCATTATAGATGCGAGCTTGATGTTGAGATAAGGTTGTGACAATAGGTGCGAGTGGTACTTTTGCAGTGTTGTATCCTTGTGTAGATAAGGTAGATGTCATTCGCAATAAGGTAGGAAACAGAGTATTGTACTCTACAAAATAGTTCTTAAACGACGGGTTATTATTAAGCCATCCTGACAATCCTTGCATATTATAAAAACTTGCGGGAGGGATAGAATTCGTACTAGGAAAGGTGGAAAAGGACATCTCTCTAATCTAAAGATATGATTTAATATGATTGCAGTAATCACATTATATCAATGAATCAATTTACAGAGTACTTTCTTCCTGGTAATACCATTTTGCCTGCAGAAGAGCGAGAGGAAATTACGTTAACTGCATTAACTGCATTAAATACCGTGCATGAGAAACAAATTATCATTCTTGCATCAAATGACGTAAACGATGAAACGCTGTTTTTAAATGGACTGACGCAAAACATTGTGGTGTTGTATGACCAATTTGAGGCACTCGGTTATACAGTATATTTATTACAGAATGGCACGAGTACGAGCGATAGAAAGGCATTTATTCTCAATTATCGTACCATTTCATCGCAAGACTTAGTAAAAAATAAGATGCCGATTAGGGCTTTTATTGAAATTGGAATGAGCATTGATGCATTGACGCGCGGATACTTGAGATCGGTGGGAGCCAAGATTGTCAAACTCTATCTCGGAAATATTCTAAACATTGATATTGAGACGATTCAGAACTTTAAAGATATGTTTTTTAACCATCATATTGTAGGAGAACTTGATGAAATCTGGACCAGTCCGCATTATAAACAGCATATTGACTATGCATCTATTCTGAATCGAACGCCAATGCATACAGGGCGCGTGGTTCCGTATGTGTGGGACTCGTGTTTTATTACAAATTATGGAACCAAAGACACCATGAACTGGGTACCGCCGTCTTCATGGCAAACCATGGATTTTGTCATGATGGACCCTAATATTTCTTTTCAGAAGTGTTCCTTTTATTCATTGCTTCTTATTGAGGCATTTGCGCGACAATATCCTGAATGGCGTGGCAAGGTTCAAATCATTAATGGAGATCGTCTAAAACTGAATGCAAATGCATATAACTTTGTGCTGCCATCTCTTACCTTATTTAAATCTGACCGCCTGGTTCTGCACCCTCGCAAGAAGATTCATACGATTCTTCAGGAAAATCGGTCTGCTTGTTTTATTACGCATCAATGGAACAATGACTATAATTATATGACGCTGGAGCTCATGTACTGTAATTATCCGATCCTACATAATTCAGAGGGATGGGCCGATTATGGATACCATTATTCCATTAATGCATGGTCAAAAGCGATTCAGATAATGCATACTGCCTTAACATCACATGCATCCAATCTGCCGATTTATAAAACGCATGCTACCAATCTGATATGGAAACACAACATTCATAACCCGAAGATTCAGGAACGATGGCGTAAACTTCTGTAACATGAGCCTAAGAATGATATCAATATATTGATATATGTCAACTCTCGTAGCGATTCCAGTTAAAGAGGGGGAATTTACAAAAGAGGAACATGAAGAAACTGCTATTTTACTAGAGAATTATAGCAAAGAGAAAGTATTGAGAAATGCACTACATTCATTTTATGAAAAACCATACGTGATTAAAATGTTTAACCAATGCGGTGAAGTAGAATATTATAAAATTATGCGTGATTTGTCTGGATAACTTGTCTTGATAACTTGTCTTGATAACTTGTCTTGATGAATTGTCTAATAAATTATATGGTCTAAAGATATCATCCTTATACCATGTAATACCATATCCATGCCACATATTGGAATCACCTATCGACCGAATACGACACCGTCGGCTTTATTTTACAGTGGTCTAAATCAAACCGCACTTACACTATTTGAAGTCTTTACAGCACTTGGATGGACAGTGACGCTGATGGATACAACGGCAGGAGAGGAAACCTGGTTTTCTGATTATCCAGCCGTGGGCCCAACTAAAAAACTACATGAAACAACCAATTTGGATGTCCTATTAGATATCGATGGTCTTGTTTCGGCCTATCAACGAAAGAAAGCCGCCAAGAAAACCATTGTTTTTCTACGAACCTTTTTACAATTTGCAGAGATGGATGCCACAGTGTATATTGAGACACCGATGGTACTGCGTACCATGGAAGAAGTAGAGGAAGTGTGGTGCTGGGATATACTTAATCCAGTAGAAACCCTTCCTTCTATTCAAACGATGTTTCCGTGTCCTATCCGTCGTGTTCCATTTGTATGGTCCTCCTCTGTAGCTGAACATTATTCAAAAGGTAAAACAGCGCAACAGCCATCCTTGGAGCATCCTGCCCAGTGGCAGGTACACGTAGCAGAAAAGAATACAAACAATACTAGTTCATGTGTCCTGCCCCTCGTAGCAATTAAAGAGCTTGTTCAAAATAATCATTTTCCGAATGCTACCTATCATGTTCATAATGTGGATACTGTAAAAGAGAATCGGTTTTTTAAAGAGAATATTATGCAAAATATTGAACCCTATATGATACCGCTTGTCTTGCAAGAAAAACAGCCCTTCTGGCAATGGATCCAAGATAAACCCATTCTCTTTTCTCATACACGATTTATTCATATGAGAACTGGATTATTGAATGCCTTGTGGATGGGTATTCCACTTGTTCATAATAGCGATATTCTAAGAGTATTGCATCCTGTTTTGAACGACATGTTTTATACGGGAAATGACATCAAAGAAATTGCAAATGTCTTTTCGTCCTTTTATAAACATTCCGCAAAGTGGTATGAATCGGTACAGAACATTCGTGATACGCTAATGAATACGTTTGGAATCCGTAATAAATTGGATAAATGGGCTGAATGTATCCATGAAGAGAAATCCACTAAACAACCTCGGCAAATACAGCAAGTAAACCAAGTAAACCAAGTGAATGTAAAATCCAGTATTGTTGTGGGATTTTCAGACATGTGGCCAGGTTTTAATACAGAACAAAACTTTTTTACAGATGCCCTTCGTCACGAATACCCGCAGATGAATGTGTCAGGCCTCCTCTATGCTGGCCAGCCCATGTTTAAAGCGGATTTACTTATTGTTGGGCCATTTTCTAACACAGTACCTAATAACGCAGTACCTAATAACAATTGGAAACAGGTACAAGGAGTACCCGTTGTTTTTTTCAGTGCTGAAAACTGGCCAGTGCCATCGGATCTTGGGGCATCACTGTATCTCACCTCTTCACCGATTGAGGATGAGACGCATCTGCGCATTCCTACATGGATGACGTTTATTGATTGGTTTTCTAACAAAACCACCCTGCCAGAACCATCTGAGGATAATCCTATTCGCATTCCTCTTCATTTTGCTACAATGTCTCATCCTATTCCGTTTGAAGCTCGGCAACGCTTCTGTGGATTCGTAGTAAGTAATCCAATTTGTGTTATGCGTAATGAAGTGTTTCTAAAACTAAATCAATATAAACCCGTTTCAAGTGGTGGTGCACTTTTTAATAATATTGGTGGACAACTGGCACTAAACTATCCTGGTGGTGGAGGCGGCGATCTTTCAAAGCATGCATTCTTTTCAGAGCATCGCTTCAGTCTGAGTTTTGAGAATTCAAAGGCACCAGGCTATGTAACGGAAAAAGTACTTCATGCCAAGATGGCTGGGTGTGTGCCACTATATTGGGGTGACGCGACTACAGCCGATTTTACTCCGCATTCCTTTATTAATGTATCTGCGGTAGATGATCCAACTACTATTGTAGAAATCATGAAGAAGTTAGAAGCCAATCCTACAATGTGCGCTAAGATTGCGGCTACGCCGATTTTGGACGAAACATGTAGACAAAAAGCGTTAATGATCATAAAACACATGTGCCAAAAGATGATGAGCCTACTACACCGTGTTGAAGATACAGATCTCTCAGAACAGCCTGACCCTTTTATCGATCATACATTTATTATTAATTTGGATACACGCCGCGATCGGTGGGACAGTTTATTAGCATCTGAGCCGAATCTAAATAGGGTTACAAAGGTGATTGAACGCATACCTGCGGTTAATGGACGAACCCTACAAATGAATTCTACGATATACAATCTCTTTAAAGATAATATATTTAAATGGAAAAAAGCAGTTATTGGTTGTGCACTTAGTCATTTATCGATATGGAATCTCGTTGCTCAGGAGAAAGAGGGCCTTTATTTGGTGTTAGAAGATGATGTGCGATTTCAAAAGGATTGGCAGCGACTATTGCGTAATGCATTTAAGCATATTCCGAAAGATGCCGATGTACTGTATTTGGGCGGCGTACTTCCTCCTAATAAACCAGAACTTTCATCTGTATTACAGTCTGTGAATGAACATTGGGCGTATATCAAACCAAATACACTGTTTACT